TGGGAATCCGTGAAAAAATGACACTGTTGTTTCCCTTCGGTGTCACCGGCCATTTAAAAAGGGAAACATGGCAAAATATAAAAAATTGTCACCGGGAACTTGGCTTGAAAGAGAAATGCTTGAATCCGAGGCTTATTTAGCACTCAGAGGATTTGCACCGCAGCTTTTGAGCTTAATACTGTTAAAGCGGAAATTTGAGAATCATGGGCGGAAGGGCAAGCAGAAACGAATCTGTGTAAATTGCGATAAGCTGAATATCACCTATACGGAATTTAAAAACAGATACGGAATTTCACAACCGAGAATGACCAGGGCTTTAGACCAATTATTTGCAAAAGGATTTCTGTCAATCGTTTATCCTGGGGGAACGTTCAGGCAGGACAAAGCCGTTTATGCATTATCTACAAATTGGACCATTTGGAAACCGGGCATGGTGTTTGAAACCAGAGAAAAGGAAAATATTGAACGTGGATTCTGCAAACCCGAAAAATAAAAGTCGCATACGAAACCGTAACCATACACATCAACGAAACCGTAACCATAAATGCTATTTTAGGGCAACGAAACCGTAACCATAAAAAAGGGGTAAAAATGGCTGTAAATGCAGAGTTATCAAAGGTTCAGACTTATTTTAATCAAAATACTAAAAATTCAATTAAGGGCAACGTTTCCGTTGATGTATACATGTATTACCATGCATAAGGACTTTTATCTCTAACTTGAAATATCATGCAAAACCACAAACGCTTTTTTTTAACCATAAAATATAAGGGGAAAAATGTTGCAGTGGACAATGGTGGACACTTTAGGACGGCAGTGGACAATCAGTGGACAGCAAGTGGACATCTAATTATGACGATAACTATTGAGAGCATCAGAAAAGACATTGAAGGATATCAAGAGCGGATAGCAAAAGCACGTGAGCAGATCAATCTGCTGCCTGCTGAATATCTTCCATATCAGGATCATAGGAAGAAGGAAAAGCAACGGCGTGATTGTGTTGCTGAGGTCAGGCATTGTGAACAACTTATCTTGTATGCCTTGGAAGGGATTGAGACCCGGAGGGCTGAAGCTTGCGAATGATGAGCAGAACAGAAACTTTATTTTATTCTAAAGGGTCCTCCAGTCAAGATATAAAAGATCGCCGTTGCGCGGCTTTTCACATTTTTACTTAACAACGTCAAAAACTTGGTTTGATTCAAGGGGGTTACGATGACAGAAATAGAATATATAAAAATACCGGCTTATTCAAAGCTAAAAGGTTTCACTCCAGAATATTGCCGGCGATTAATCGCAAAAGGCAAAATTTCTAAAAAAGCTTTAAAACCCCATGGCAAGCGCTGGCTTGTCAATCCCGAGCAGGCGGATTTTGACCTTGAAAATAATTTAAGCCAAGTCAACCGGAAAAAAACAAAACAGGAAAAAGTTGTCAAAAAAGTTGGTTTTGAAAATTTAACTCTTTCGGAGGCTCAAACAAAAAAAGAACAGTATTTGGCCAGTTTGAGAAAACTTGAATTTGAAGAAAAATCCGGTCTACTAATTCCCGCAGATGAGGTTGAAAGAGAATATTTTGATATCGCCCGGACGATTAGAGATGGATTGTTAAATATTTCATCCCGAATTGGACCTGTTTTAGCTGTTGAGTCAGATCCTCTTAAAATTGTTGAAATTTTAGACAAAGAGATCCGGCAGACTCTTGAGGTTTTAAGCAGGTAAACTTTTTAACATTAACTAGGAAAAAGGAGATTAGGCCATGAAGAGAAAACAATTTTTAACAGTTTTTATTTCGATTTTTGTATTGGCAGGGTTAGTTTTTGCTGGAACCGTAAGCCAAAAGCCTTATGGAATGGCGTTCCCGTATTGGTATAGTTATTCTGAGGGCGTAAAATCTACATATTATTTGGAACACCCAACATTGACCGCAAATGATCAGGTTGTGGTTGAGGGTGTTGCCCAAACGTTAACAAACAAAACCCTTACAAGCCCAACTATTACCGGACCCACTATTTCTGGCACGGCAACTTTGACCGGGGCGTTAACGAACAATGTTCTTCAGAGCGCGGAACATGGTGCTGGGGCTATTAGTACGGCGTTTGCGCCAAGAACGTACCGCAGAACCGAAAACGGTCATATTATTACAGAAATACATGTTGATCTTACTGCATTACTTTGTAAGGGCGATGCCGCAAAGGATGCCATTGGGCTTGCCACTGGGGCTGCCTATATCGGAAGATATGTAACGGCCACCTATGGTATCGTCTATAGAGTCGAGATGGTCTGTGTAGAAGCACCTGGGCAGAAGACTGCTACTATTACCAGCGACATTGACCTTGGAGCAGAAGATGCAGCAGATACGGCCTATGATGTTGCTGTTGATGACGTTGTTATTAATACTGGTGGGCTCGTTGCTGGAAAAGTATTTATAAACAACATACCCGCCTTGACCGCCGATGATTATATTTACTTGATTGAAGGTGACACAACCGCGGTAACGGGTGAGTATAATGCAGGCCAGCTTATCATTAGATTTTATGGTCATGCCGTCATATCATAATGCGGTGTGTTTTATAAAAAAAGGGGTGAGAGAAATCTCATCCCTTAAAACCTAATTGAAAGGAAATTAACAAATGAAAAAAAGATTTAAAACGATTGTCATCGAAATAAGCAAATTAGAGGAAGAAATTCAAAGCATATCTATTCGTAAGGCCGAGGCTGAGCAAAGGGTAAATGAAGCCGAGGTTGCTATTAAAACGCTTCAAAAGGACTTAAAGGGCGCTTTGGTGGCTGATGACCAGAGAAAAGCCAAAACTTTGGAAAAAGAAATATCAAAGCTGAGTAGTAAAATCATTACCAGGGACCGGCTACTTGTTGAGGGTTTAAATGAGAAGTTACCCGAGATTGAAAAACAGCTTGCCGAGGCCAAAGAACACAAAAACAAAACGTTTTCTAAGCTGGCTCAAAAGTGGCTTGAAAGTGAGGTTTTGGCTTATGACTCGACTGCAAAAACCTTGGTTGAAAAAATCCGGCGTATTCTGCTTGTTCACAGTATGTTGCGAAATATCGGCGCCACCGAAGTTTATTGTCAATCTGTCGGTCCGGGTTACGAAATTCTACCGGCTGCACGAATTCCAAAGCTGAGGGATTTCAACCGGCAAGAATTTTTGAGCGGTTCTTTTCGCAGCGGGTCGGAGCTTAGAAATAAAGTTTTCGATGAAATAGCCAAATAACAGGATAAAGGAGAATTTTAAAATGGATAAAAACTTGTTTTACAGATCGCTTGAAATAGATCAACGGGCGGTGACCGAAAGTGATCGTAGTGTGGATCTGTCCTTTTCAAGTGAAACGCCTGTAAAGCGTTGGTTTGGGACCGAGATCCTTTTGCATGGTCCTGGAAATGTGGATCTTAGCAGGTTGAAAAACCTGGGCGCTGCTTTGATGAATCATAACCCTGCTGTAATTGTGGGACCGCTTAAGAATGTCAGACTTGAAGATAAAAAGGGCAAGGCAAAGGTTATTTTTGATGAAGATGAGGACGGCCAGAAGGCTTTTGGTAAGGTCCAGTCAGGCAGCTTGAAGGGTGTTTCAGTCGGGTACACGGTCCAGAAATATCGGGAAGTCCTTCAAAATGAAGATTACACTTTGCCCGATGGTAAGGCTATTACAGGGCCGGCCATGATTGCAACTCGCTGGACGCCACATGAGGTGAGTTTGACCAGCGTCCCTTTAGACCCCACGGTCGGCGTTGGCAGAGCGTTAACCCGGTCCCTTGATGGTATTAAAATTGAACGATCAAATTATCTTAGAAAGGAGATTAAAGCTATGAATAGAAACAGACCACTTATTGAAGATGAAAAAACCCGTGAGATTTTGGGGGCGCTGTTAAAATCGGCAGAACTGCTTTTTGGGCTTGAAACCAAAATGGAAATGGTTAATCGCAGTTTTGATGAAACCGGCTTGAACATTCTTGAAGCTGCGAAACTTTTGAATGACAAACTGCTTGAATCCGAAGGAACGGCAAGAGATCACAGAAGCGGAGCCGATGGCCTGAATTTTCGTCTACAAGATGTTAGCACAGAAGACTTTTGCCGGAGCCTTACAAATCCGCTGATGCTGACACCTGAACCGTTGAAAAAGGTCAAGCAAAAGGCCGCTGCTACCAGGGCGAAAGTGAAATCATTCGATCAGGTTGACGATGAAAGTTTTATCGATTCGATTTGCAAGCCCTCTGTGAGTTTCTAATGGATTCAGCGCAAATCATTGCAAATAAGCTGGGCCTTGGGGATGAGTACCGGAAGATGGCAATATCCGGCGCCAGTGAGCTACAGCGCCTTGATTACATAACCGCTGCTTATGCTGAGATGGTAAAAGAAAGCCGGATTCAGATGCTTGCAAGCCTAATTGAATCGAAAGTTGCAAATGATGACCGGGATCTTTTAGTTTCTCAAATTGCGACAATATTAAAAGATGCAAGGTTTTTTCATGACAGTTGATTATCCTGAACGCGGGGATTTCATGCCAGGGCTGGCCCGGTCCTGTTCTCCAGAAACCCGCACCGCAGTCCCCGCGAAGCTTCTGTTGTCGCTGTGGTGTGGGACGGGCATTTTATAAAATATGAGAAACCCCTTGTGTCCATTTTATTCAAAATGCCTGGATCAGGCTATAAGACAAAATATGAATAATTTTGATTGTTCGGGATGTATTCATAAAAACGAAAAAACAAAGGTATCTATGCAAGACATTTTCGGAAGTTGCGTTTTAATATCGAGGCTTTTTTTACCGGGGGCCTATCAATTATATGTTGATGAATTAAAACAGCGTGAATGATTATTTTTTGGGCTTTTTTGTGTGTTTTTCAAGCAAGTCCTGTATGGCTTCTTCTAAAAGGTCATTAATAGGGCGGTCGGTATCAGCGGATAGGTATTTGAGCTTTTTTATTAACTCAATTTCAATGGTGGTTGTAACGTGTTTTCGTGGCATAACCCTTTTTATAATGTTCATATATTTAAATCAATAAAAAAACTTGACTTGATATTTAAATGAATATATTAATATCTTAATAAATAAATATTAACCCAAAATCAAGATAATGAAAATTAATTTAACAAAATGCCCGAAGGAACCTGTTGCGGTGACGTTGCAGGCGGTTTATCTTGAACCGTGGGAACCCTTCGGGCTTTTTTATTTGCATGAAAGGGGGCTATCATGGAAACACCACAAGAATTAAAGAGAGAGAAACCGCCGCTGGCACTCATCAGCGCCGGGGGTGAAATTGTCGAGAAACCGTCAAATCTTGAAATCATAGACGAAATAAACTTGACCGTTATTCCACAAATTCGGGTTTGTTACGATTTGTTTATGACCGATGGTGAAGGCTGTTTTGACTATCCCAAGGGCAAGGCTGCGGTTGCCAGTAGTCTTTTTACAGCGATTGAACGGTTAGAATCGTTATTAAATTACATTGACAGGGGGGGTGTCACATGAGTTTTATATCAGAGATTGAATGGCAGGGGGCTACAACATTTGAGGAAATGGATGTCTGGTTTTGTTTGCCGATGCTGGAATTTCTTAAATGTTTTGATGAAGAATTTGGAATGAATCAACA